TAAGAAATTTAGAGTTCAATCGAAGAACCATTTCCTCACTTATCCCCAGTGCTCTCTTACTAAAGAAGAAGCACTTTCCCAATTACAAAACCTAGCAACACCAGTTAACAAGAAATTCATCAAGATCTGCAGAGAATTGCACGAAGATGGGCAACCTCATCTGCATGTGCTTATCCAATTCGAAGGGAAATACCAATGCACGAATCAGAGATTCTTCGATCTGGTGTCCCCAACCAGGTCAGTACATTTCCATCCGAACATACAGGGAGCTAAATCAAGCTCCGACGTCAAGTCCTACATCGACAAGGACGGCGACACCGTTGAGTGGTGGGAGTTTCAAATCGACGGTAGGTCTGCTAGAGGAGGCCAGCAATCGGCTAACGACTCATATGCCAAGGCGTTAAATGCATCGTCGGCGGAGGAAGCTCTACGGATAATCAAGGAAGAACAACCCCAACATTTCTTCCTTCAACATCACAACCTGGTTGCAAACGCAACCAGAATATTTCAAAAGGCTCCGTCACCGTGGGCTCCTCCGTTTCCCCTCTCCTCGTTCACTAACGTTCCAGAGCAGATGCAAGTATGGGCAGATCATTATTTTGGAAGAGGTTCCGCTGCGCGCCCAGATAGACCAGTAAGTCTCATAGTAGAAGGTGATTCAAGAACAGGGAAGACGATGTGGGCTCGGGCATTAGGCCCACATAATTATCTTAGTGGACACCTAGACTTCAATTCCAGAGTGTTCTCAAACGAAGTGGAATATAACGTCATTGATGACGTCGCACCGCACTATCTAAAGTTAAAGCACTGGAAAGAATTAATCGGGTCCCAAAGGGACTGGCAGTCAAATTGCAAATACGGCAAGCCAGTTCAAATTAAAGGAGGAATCCCATCAATCGTGCTTTGCAATCCTGGTGAGGGTGCCAGTTATAAAGATTTCCTGGACAAAGAGGAGAACACAGCACTCAAAAACTGGACCCTCAAGAATGCGGTCTTCATCACCATCGACTCCCCCCTCTATCAAGAAGACACACAGGCAAGCCAAGAAGAGGTCGGTCAGGCGACGCCGCATTGATTTAGAGTGCGGGTGCTCCATATACTTCCATATCGGCTGTACGGGCCATGGATTCACGCACAGGGGAACTCATCACTGCACCTCATTCAGAGAATGGCGTTTATATCTGGGAGATAGAAAATCCCCTCTATTTCAAGATATACAAGGTAGAGGATCCACCGTTCACGAACACCAGGATATACAGTATCCAAATCCGGTTCAACCACAACCTGAGGAGAGCGTTGCATCTCCACAAAGCGTACCTGAACTTCCAAGTCTGGACGACATCCCTGACAGCTTCTGGGTCGACTTATTTAAGTAGGTTTAGACGTTTAGTTCATATGTATTTAGATCAATTAGGTGTGATTTCACTTAACAATGTAATTAGAGCTGTTCGTTTCGCAACAGACCGATCATATGTAAATTATGTACTCCAAGATCATTCAATAAAATTCATAATTTATTAATTCATTATCGAATCATAAAAATAGATCCGAATTTTCAATGTCGCATACACTGGATTAGAGGCATGAGTACATGCCATATACAATAACAAAGCGTTCTCGGTGTGATTCTCGTACTTTCCAGCTTCCTGGTGGTTGTAGACCACATGATTGTTGACCTTCCAGAATCTCTTCACCAAGGCTTGCTCGTTACTCGCGTACTGTCCACCAGTAACCTTGGCGTAGAACTTGTGCATGACCTGGTAACGATCCCTTAGATCGTTCTTCACAGTGGCAGTACTGGGCTCATTATCGAACATGTTGAACACCTGGCCAAAGTCCATAGGCGTGCCATAGGGTCTACGGTCCCTGACCAACCAGAACATAACACTATTCGTGTGGTTCTTCAGCTTAATATTCTCATCCATCCAGATCTTCCCTAGAATATACACAGACTTAACACAGAAACGCTTACCGACACGGTGGGTGATACCATTACCGCGTGTGACATCAGATATACACATTACCTTACCCACGTGTGAGATATCATGACGCTGCTCATAGGATTGGACCTTGCAAGGGCCTTCACATCCTCTGGGAACGTCGGGCGTGCGGAGGATCCGATAAATCCTGGGCTTCCTATACATGGGCCTGTCAACCCATCTCGCGGCCTTATAAAATTTTGGCCCACTGCCTGCACGAGGGGAGTCATTCGACGAGCGGCTAACCTTTGAGGTGCCCGCTATATTGCGCCATGGGACATCGCGCTTAGGCATTTTGAAATAAAGACAGTGGGCCGGGCCAATCTTTAATTTATAACGACATACAACAACTTAGCGCCCAAGTTGTTTAAAATAAATAAGCTCGTCAGGCGCTACCTCATTGGACCAGACGAAAGCGGAGCGCCTCTTTTCAAATTAAAGAGCATACTCCAAAGCGCGGCCATCCGGTAATATTATACGGATGGCCGCCACGTGTATCAAAACCAAGATTGAGACTAGTAGTATATATGGATACTCTAATACTCCAATAGAATCAGCAAGTTTGAGAGGGCTCAACTGGAGTAACCAAAGAGAGTACTTCCTCTTATTAGAAAAATGCCACCGCC